CAAAACGAGTCGTTTTGAGCCTATATCTACGCACTTTTTCTCCGATATGTTAAATAATATTGACAGCCTTACCGTAGGTAAACATTTTATTACAGGAGATTACAAAATGGCAGATCGCAATAAATTTGAAGAAATGCTTGAGCGTCTTATCAATGAAGATAAGGATGGCGCTGAAGAGCTTTTCCACGAAATCGTGGTAGAAAGATCACGTGAGATTTACGAATCACTTCTAGAAGATGACCTAGAGGATGAAGCAGTTGACGAAGCAGAAGACGAAGACGATGACGATGAAGACAAAGTCGACGAATCAGCTGACGAAGACGAAGATAACGAAGAAGGAATGGACGAAGGTTTCGACTTAGACGAATTCGAAGTTGAAGCTGACGATGACATGATGGGCGGTGACCCAGCAGACGACATGATGGGTGATCTAGGCATGGACGACGAAGACGGCGAAGCCGATGTAAACATGGACATGGATGGTGAAGGCGACGGTGAAGTCGAAGATCGTGTTGAAGACCTCGAAGACGCACTAGACGAACTTAAGGCAGAATTTGAAAAAATGATGTCAGGTGACGAAGGTGACGAAGGCGACGACGAAGGCGAAGAAGATGACATGGGCGATATGGGCGATATGGACGACGCTGAAGAAGAAGGCGACGAAGACGAAGAGCCTAAAGAAGACTATGCATTCGAAGCTAAGAAGAAAATGGATCCTAAAACAGGAAAGCCTGTTAAAGGTTCTAAGAAAGCTGATAAATCATCAGCTGAAGAAATGCGTGAATATGTTGAAAAAGTTTCAGCTAAAATGGGTGACACAGGAACCAATGGTACTAAATCATCTGTAGCAGGCAAAAACGACATGGGTGGTACAACTCAAAACATAGCACGTACCGATACAGGTGAAGAAGTTGAAGCTGGCAAAGGAGCACTTAAAGGCTCATCACTCAGCGACACATCACCTAAAGATATGTCAACTGGCAACGTAAATGTTCCAGGCGGCAAGGCGAGCAAGTCTATGAAAGCTCAGCCAGCAGGTCATGGCGCCGAAAAGAAAGGTAAGCCAGAATCTGCAGACAAAGGCGCAGGTAGCACACTTAATAAAGTAAGCACTCGCGCAAAGTAAGGACAACTGAATGAAAAACTTACGAGAGCATTTGACATTTGACCAAGCAAAGATGGTTGTTGAGTCTGTCAACGAAGGCAAAGACCTTTATATGAAAGGAATTTGTATTCAAGGCGGTATACGCAATGCGAACCAGCGTGTGTATCCTGTAAATGAAATTGGCAGGGCTGTCAAAACTCTCAATGATCAAATGAGCGAAGGGTACAATGTTCTCGGCGAAGTTGATCATCCAGAAGGTCTAAACATTAACCTAGATCGTGTAAGCCATGTGATCACTCAAATGTGGATGGATGGCCCTAACGGTTACGGCAAGATGAAAATTTTACCTACACCGATGGGACAACTAGTTAAAACACTGCTTGAGTCAGGAGTTAAACTAGGAGTTTCATCTAGAGGTTCAGGTAATGTAAAAGATGACGGCAGCGGTGAAGTTTCAGATTTTGAAATTATCACCGTTGATGTCGTTGCTCAACCCAGTGCTCCGGGCGCATATCCAACGCCCATCTACGAGCATCTAATGAACGCCCGAGGTGGGTATAAGGCATATGAAATCGCACAGGCAACCAAGCACGACACTAAGGCACAGAAGTATTTAAAAGAATCACTGGTTAATATAATCAGTCGACTCCAATAAAAGGAGAAACAAAACATGTTGGATGCACTAAAAACACTTTTTGAAAATGACGTAGTTTCAGAAGATGTGCGTGCCTCAATTGAAGAAGCTTGGGAAACCAAGGTCAAAGAAAACCGTCAGCAGGCAACTGCTGAACTTCGCGAAGAGTTTGCTCAGAAGTATGAACACGACAAGCAGACAATGGTCGAAGCAATTGATCAAATGGTATCCGAGCGTCTAGCAGAAGAAATTTCCGAGTTTGCAGAAGACCGCAAACAGCTATCCGAAGCAAAAGCAAAGTATGCAGTAGCAATGCGTGAAAATGCAAATCTACTACAGAAGTTTGTTACACAACAGCTAGGAAAAGAAGTTTCAGAACTGCACGAAGACCAAAAGCTAATGGCTGAAAAATTCGGTCAGCTTGAAGAATTCGTAGTTGAAGCACTCGCAAGAGAAATTGCAGAGTTTTACGAAGATAAGAGAGATCTTGCGGAAACCAAGGTCAAGCTTGTTAAAGAAGCGAAAACTAAGTTTGCGGAAGTTAAGAAAGACTTTATCAAAAGAAGTGCAGACATGGTGACAGAAACTGTTGGAAAAAATCTTAACAAAGAAATTACCCAACTTAAAGAAGACATCGAATCTGCACGTAGAAACGATTTTGGACGCAGAATTTTTGAAGCGTTTTCAAATGAATTTTCTACAAGCTATCTAAATGAAAAGTCAGAGTCTGCTAAACTTCTAACAGTGCTTGAACTAAAAGACAAGCAACTGGCAGAAGCTAAAACAGCAGTATCAAAAGCAACTAAGCTAATTGAACACACAGAAGCTGAGAAAAAGCGTCTGGTTGAAACAGCTGAACGCAAAGAAGTCTTAAACGACTTAGTTTCACCGCTATCTAAAGATCAGCGAGAAATTATGACAGATTTACTGGAATCAGTTCAAACTGCAAAGCTACGCAATGCGTTTGACAAATATCTACCGGCAGTGATTGACGGGAAGACTCCAGCGAAGCAGAAGGCACCCCTAACAGAAGGCAAAGAAGTAACAGGCAACCGTGACGAGAGTGTCACAGACAAAAAAGCAAAAGACGAGAACGTAATTGAGCTTCGTCGATTAGCAGGTTTATAATTAAGGAGAACTTAAAATGTCAGAACTATTAGAAAGTCGCTGGCAGGACACCAAGAGCGCACTAATGGAAGGCCTAAATGGTCACAAGGCACAGGTCATGGCGACCACTCTTGAAAACACTCGTAAGTACTTGTCAGAAAGTGCTACAGCGGGTGCTACTTCTGCCGGTAATGTAGCAACTCTAAACAGAGTTATTCTTCCAGTAATTAGACGAGTAATGCCAACCGTTATTGCTAACGAGTTAGTTGGTGTTCAGCCTATGACTGGACCCGTGGGTCAGATCCACACACTAAGAGTACGTTATTCCGATAACTTTGATTCAACAAGCGGAACAGACGTGACAGCAGGTGAAGAAGCACTTTCACCATTCAAGATCGCTGAAGGGTATTCAGGGGATGCAGCAACAGATCGTGCATCATCAACTGCTAGCCTAGAAGGAACTGCTGGTAACAAACTAAGCATCCAGATCTTGAAGCAGACTGTTGAAGCCAAAACTCGTAAGCTCAGCGCACGCTGGACTTTCGAAGCTGCACAAGACGCACAGTCGCAGCATGGCATCGACGTAGAAGCAGAGATCATGGCTGCACTAGCACAGGAAATCACAGCTGAAATCGATCAGGAAGTTCTAGCAAGCCTAAACAGCTTAGCCGGTACTGCTGTCGAGACATACGACCAGGCTGCTGTTTCAGGTACAGCTACTTTCGTTGGTGACGAGCACGCAGCACTTGCTGTTCAGATCAACAGAGTAAGCAACTTGATTGCACAGCGTACACGTCGTGGTGCTGGTAACTGGGCAGTTGTTAGTCCATTTGCGCTAACAATTCTTCAGTCAGCAACTACTTCGGCATTTGCACGTACCACTGAAGGTACATTTGAAGCTCCAACTAACACCAAGATGGTTGGTACTTTGAACAACGCAATGAAAGTATATGTTAACACATATGCAGCTGATAACTCGCCAGTACTAATTGGTTACAAAGGTTCTAGCGAATCTGATGCAGCAGCATTCTACTGCCCATACATTCCATTGATGAGCAGCGGTGTTGTATTAGATCCAGCAACATTCGAACCAGTAGTTAGCTTCATGACACGTTATGGTTATGTTGAACTAACTAACACTGCGTCATCGCTTGGTAACGCAGCAGACTACCTAGGCAAAGTAGCTATCACTAACAGCAATGTTAGCTTTAGCTAAACTAGACTAGTTGATCTAAAAGAAATAGGGCCTACGGGCCCTATTTTTATGACTCAGCAAAATACTGAGGCTAATTTACAGATTTTACGCATGTTTTCTGCTTCAAATTGTAGTATTATAATGATACATACTTGTATACTTTCGAGTATGTTTATATTAAAGGAGAAACACTATGTGGACTAAACCAGCAGCAACCGATATGCGCTTCGGATTCGAAATTACGATGTATATCGCAAATCGTTAAGAGAAATCTTAACTTAAAAGAAAGCTCGCCTTGTGCGGGCTTTTTTTTTATTTGATAAATACATTTGTCAAATAGGAGCCTTGCACTGTGCAAGGACTTATGCGGAAACCCACCGCGTAGACCCTAGAACGGCAAACATAAAAGGAGAAAAAAATGGGACGTCCAATTAATAAAAGATATTTCGGTAGATTAACAACAGCCGACGATGATAGATTTGCACCGCTTAATGATGCAGAATTTAATATTACTGCCATTGTTAAAGTAGGCACTGAAGCTGTAAGCGAGTCAGGTATTCTACTGTCTCAGAGAACTGAAACAAAATTCAAAGTAAATGACACACTAAACGGCACAGCAGTAAATGTAGACGGTACTAAAGTAGACGGAACAGCAGGAACTGGTAACGTAGGAGTTTGTGTACTAGTCGACAAAGATGTACCTGCAGATAACGAAATGGTTATCAAAGGTTATGTCGGTGGAACGGGCGATGGCGTTAACATTCGCAAACTACAGAATCGCACAATGATTGATTTTAATAACAATCGTTATACTTGGGAAATCCAAGACGATTCAACACAGACTTTGCTTGTATTAACAGCTATCTAAAAACGGGGGCTTCGGCCCCTTAAATTAGGACCTAAGAATGTCAAGAGTTTTAAACATATACAACAGTAATTACAAAATTGCAGTTCAAGATGGTGGCAACATCACTCTTGACACAGGTGACCTTGTTGGTAATGTTATTGTAACTGGTAATTTAGAAGTTAAAGGCACTACAACAACTGTAGAGTCAACAGAAGTAACTATTGCAGATAATATTATACTGTTAAGCGAAGGCACGCAAGGATCAGGATTACCTTCCAGTGTTGGATTTAAATCTGGTATACAAATTGATCGAGGAAGTTTGCCGGATGCCGAATGGGTGTTCGACGAACAAATTTCTTGGAACTTAGGTGGAACTAGTGGATTAGGAACATTCTATGCTAGAACACTTGACGGTCAAAAATTGCCTATTAATACTCCTGGTATTGTAGCACAAGGAGACTTCTATGTCAATACAGGCAACGGAGTTATCAGTGTTACAAATACAGCAGACTACGAAGAAAAGATTTGGACTTATGACGGAGGAGTAATTCAGTCACCTATATCAGGCAATGTAGTTATAGATGACGATAACATACCAAATGCTAAAGCAGTTGTTGATTATGTTAACTTTATTGTTAGAGGACGAGTAGCAAACACTATTGCCGAAGGCGATACCAGTGTATCAGTTGTCGACGAAGAACACACGATTGATGAAGTTGCATCAGTTTCTAGTGATGGCGAAACTACAGTTATACAGACTCAAGGACCGCACGGATTTACTATAACTGATACTGTTGATATTTTCGGTGTAAGCGGCAACGGAGATAATATTGAAAATCTAAATGGATTTAATATTGATATAGTCGAAGTGATTAGTCCAACATTTCTGCGAGTAAGAGCAGACACTACAGGTGGAGACACCACTGCATACTTGGGCGGCGGAACTGTAAGAAAAGTAGGATATGTAGACAGTGAAGTAAGAATTACAATCCAAGGCGACACTGCTGCAAGATTCTTTGATGACAGACTAGAAGTTGCAGATGTAAAAATACAAAATAACGTCATTAGTACTGAAGCTAGTAATCAAGATCTAGTGTTAAGCGCACCTGGTGCCGGCGCAGTTAAAATAAAAGACATATTAGAAATACCTAAAACTCCGCACGAAGATGATGCTGCAACAGATCCTTTAGCGCCGAGCAACGGTATTAAATTGTATGCAAAAACAGCAAGAACTGGAGATGTTGGTTTGTATTACACAAACGAAGATAACACTTCTGGTGAATTAATAAGTAAAAACAGAGCATTGCTTTTTGGAATGTTATTTTAAGGTAAAAAAGAAATGGCAATAGTAAATCAACAATTAACTACAACACAATTAGATATAGTAACTGTGCCCTCAGGTGTTGACGGATGGGCGATTACTAATATACTAGTATGCAACACAGGCAATGCAGATGCAAATTTTGATCTGCATTTAATTCCGTCTGGAGACGCACTAGCTGATAAGGTTACAAAGGTGGTAAGCGATTTAACTTTACCGTCGAAAGAAACTTTTACATTTGATAGTGAAAGAATTGTTTTAGCACCGGGCGATAAAATTGCATTTGTTGCTGGTCCAGACATAGGCGCCGGATTAACTGATCTTGCAGCAACCGTAAGTTATTTGGAAGTATAAATGAGATTACTCAAAGCGCAAAATACAAATCTTAGAAACATCTATGGAAAGGGTGTTAAGTATGATATTGCTGATCAAATAATATTAGACAGCGATAATGTAGTTCTTGTGCCCAAAGGTACAACCGCGCAGAGACCAAGTTCTCCAAACAACGGACATCTAAGATATAATACAGACGATGATCAATTCGAAGTATATCAAAATGGTGCTTGGAGAGAATTAAGATTTAAAGAACCCAATCAAGATCCAGGCATTGTTCAACAAAACCTTGGCAATGGCGATGCAGATGAAACTGTGTTCGGTCCTCTTGACTCAGGAGACACAGATTTTCCAGTACCAGCTGCTGCACAAAACGTCCTAGTTTTTGTAGAAAATGTGTTTCAGATATCCAGTACTAACTACACACTTGAACAAAGTGTAAGCGGCAATCTAACAGGGCCTAATGCGCCTTATGCTGACGGTTGGTATATTAAATTTACATCTGCACCCGATTTAAACAAACCTATAACAGTACTACACAACTTCGACAAATAACCAATAAATACTGTGTCAGGAGACTATTAAATGGCACAAGTAGGTAGAATATCAGGTCCACTTTTATTTGCAAATCTAGAGCGTAACGGCATAGATCTCGCATTTCGCAATGACCTAGATACCACACAACTATTATATCTAGATGTTAATAACGGCAAAATTGCTGTTAATAACGACGTGTCTTCTTTTGAATTAGATGTAGTCAATACTGCGATCGAGACCGTAAATTTAACCTCCAACGATGATGCTCCTGCGACTATTGCCAATTATCTTATTGACGACAATAATATTAATGCACAATTTGGAAATATATTCCTGGATGCAGGCGAAGCCGTTGTGCTTTCAAATCTAGAAACAGAACAGTTTTATGTTAC